CGAATCCACCTTTGCAATTCCATATAATTAACAAGATCTTCATCAACTAGAAATCTTAAAGTAAGATCACCAAATTGTATCTTGTCACCAGGTACATCAATATTTTTTAACCAAGTTGGTTGCTCTGCAATACCAAGATCTAGTGAAGGAATATTTGCTTGGTTACAAAAGAATGCAACACCAGGTGCTCTCTTTAAGGAGAACTTAAAACCAACAGGTGATAAAAAGTTTCTATTAGATAAGGGTGTTCCTGGTCTATCAGCAGGTGGTTTTCTAGTCGCCATTACTTTCTCTGTTTATTTGTTCTTCAAGTTTTTCTTTAGCTGCTTTAATACCTGCAAGTCTTACCTCCAAAGTATCTTCCCAACGAGAATACATTTTTAATTGCCATTCCCTATATTCTTTAATGGACTTTCGTGCTTTACACAACATGATAGTAGAACGCAGGTCTCCTACCTGTATTTAGATAAAAAAAAGACCCTCCCGAAGGAGAGTCTTTGTGAAGTAAAGAAGATATAAACTTCTTACATAAGGTTCTTAACAGCAACACGTCTGTAGTAACGGTTAGCATTCTCTGTAAGAGTACCCAATCCCTGAGTAGTTCCTTGTGAGAATGGGTTCTCAACCATTCCGTAACGTGTCTTAAATCCGATTTTAGGCTGGAAGCTGTTTTCTCCAACTGCACGAACCATCTGTAGTGGAACGTATGGGCAGTAGAACAGTCCTGCATCGTAAGGTGAAGATCCTTTGTATCCAACAACATAGTACTGGTTACCATTGTTTGTCTGGGTATTACCAGAAACATCTAGGTTAGCAGCATATGGGTCGATGTATACTCTGTACTTACCTTGAAGAACACCAGCAAATGTATTACCAGTATCATCAACGTTAAGGTTAGCATTAAGTGCTGGAGTGTAATCAAGTACACCTGCCATTGTTAATGCAGAAGCAACGTCTGCAGAGCAAAGGATGATGTTACCCTTTCCACGACGAGTTCTTTGTGCGATTGCGTTAGCATCTCTCTCAATCTGGAATAGAAGTCCTTTGAACTTCTCAACAGACCATCTTCCGTTTGAGTCGATGTCGAGGTCGAATACACCAGCAGTAGCAGTGTTAGAAACAGCACCCTGTTCAGCAGTTTTGTAGATAGTTCTAATAACTTCTCTGTTGATTTCCGCAAGGATCTCAGTAGAAAGGATATTAGCAAGTTCTGCTTCAGCATTTAAGCCGTGGATTGCCTTAAGGTCTTGAGCAAGCTCTAATGAGTACTCAGCTTTAAGTGCTCTGGAACGTGCAGTTACAGTGACTTTCTCGATTGAGAATGCCATCTGGTTGAAAGCTGCTGAACCAGAAGTTCCAAGTGCCTCAGCCTGACTTGTTTCCATACCCTGACCAACGTTATAGTCGGTAGAAGTAGCAGAAGAAGTTGGGTTAAGAACAGATGGGTTTGTTCCTGTCTGGTTAGTTGTACCAAAACCAACGGATGTATTACCGAATCCAGAGGTATTGTTATAACTAGCATTCATTCCAGAGAATGCAGTATCTGCTTCGTTGTAGAACGCTTCGGTTCCAGTCTGCTTCTCGTAACGAGAACGCATTGCGAAGATAAGTCCAGTAGGACCAGACATTGGCTGAACACCAGCAAGGTCATATGCGACCAAGTTTGGCATTGAACGTCTAATCAATGAGATTAGAACTGGGTCGAAACCAGCAACAGGACCTGATGCAGTTGCAGTACCACTGAAACCAGCAGGGTTACTACCTGCAGAGTTTGTTGGTGCGGCTTCTGAAAGAAGTGATCCACTCTCTTGGAAAGCAGATGACTCTCTTAAAAATTTTTCTTGGTTCTCTAGTAGAACAGCAGTAACCGATCTCTTATGATTGTCTTCGATTTTATCGAGACCCTCATACTCTAGGAGGGGTTTCCACTTTTCGACTAGATGCTCTGATTGGAACATCTTAGTGTACCTAATAGTGTTTACGTTTGAATAATCTTAAATTCAGTTTTTGAAAGCTGAAAGTGTCTTAAGGTATGATTCCATTGATCCAGAATAAGTTTCTGGTGCAGAATCTAGTCCCTCAGATAGTGTTTCAGTCTTTGTAGTTGGAGCTTTTGAAGTGAAATAAGATTCCTTCAATGTCTCTAACTTTTCACGATACTCTTCGTCACTTTCAAACTCTACACTTTCAGCAAGTGAAGCGAGCTTCTCTTTCTGAGTAGCAGCAAGGCCATCAGAAACAGATTCTAAGATACCATCAGCAGTTGCCTCAGCGAGACTCTTGTTGAGATTGATATTCTTTTCTATTTGCTCATTGAGCTTGGTTTCCATGTCATCAAGTTTTTCTACCATACTCTTAAGGACATCATATTTTTCTTCAGGGATTTCTACATAATGTTCTTCAAAAAGACCCTTCATTCCTGCAAGGAATGATTCGGTCATGTCAGCCTTAAGGCCATTTTCAATGGCAAGTTGGTTCTCATCGAACCACTCATCGGCGACATACTCAAGGTAAGAATCTACACGTTCTTGTAGATCTTCCTTAATTTCTTGTACGTGACCATCCAATTTAGAGTCGTACTCTTCTTGGATTTCTGCACGAATTGCGGAAGCTTTTGAGTTGATAGCAGCTTCAAAGATTGTCTTTGCTTTGTTTTGGTTCTCCTCACTGAGTTCTAAACCTTCAACAAGAGCATTAAGATCGTCTTCCATATCATACTCAACGGTCTCAACTGTCTCTTCCTCGACAGTTTCCTCTTCAGCAACAACTTCTTCAGTAGCAGGTTCTTCTGCAACAATTTCCTGTTCGTCAGTCACTTCTACCTCGTCTCCTTGCTTTAGAGTTTTTCCTTTGCGATTAGTTACCGCATCGGATACTTTCTTCAAACCACCAGAGGGGTCTTTTAACTTAGCACTATCATTAGTAGGGCTATAGTTGTCTGGGGTAGGTCCACCCAAATCATCCCAAGTTGGGGATGTGCCGCCTGTTGTTAGTTTTGGCATTGGCTCTGCTGGTTTTGCATTAGCATTGACAGCAGTTTTGGATTGCTTTGTGCCTACTTCCATTTCTTGTAATTGTTGTCCACTAGACATTTGAAGTTTCTCCGATTTATACGTTATTAAATCTATATTTATTTAGAATATTTATAAGTTTGATAAGAAATTATTAAATAGAGCCAATTTACGCTCTTCTAATTCCTTCTGTGTAGTCAATGTATCAATCTCCTGATACATCTTTGCAGCAAACTTCTCACGAAGTATACCACCATCCCACACCCAGTCTTTTCCTTCCATAATTCCCTCAACAAATGCATCGGGAGCAGAAGGATCAGCAACGATGTCAGCAGCAGTTGCTAACATAAAGTCGTCACCGACTACATTAACACCTTCACGGGTTGGCTTTAGAGATCCAATTCCACGAGAAGATACACCAAGTTTTACACCCTCGTCAATAAGTGAAGATGCAATTTTACCCATTGGTGTGCTAAGAATTTTAGCCTTACCAACGAAATTAGAACCACTTTCTTTAAGTGATACTATTTTATGTGAGACCCTATCGAGATTTACGGTAGGACCTTCTGGATGACCAAGTTCTCCAAGAGCTCTGCCAGATACAACGTGATTTTCGTTATAACGTCCAACTTCTCTCCTAAGAGTTTCCATTGGATACATACGTCCATTACGGTTCTTGATATTTCCTTGTAAGAAAACACCCTCAATATACATGGACTTCTTACCATTTCTAGTTTCGACAAGAAATTCTACTGATTCAATTTCTTCCGTAATGAGTTTCATCAACCTTCCCCTGTGATTTGAACTTGTTGGAAATAGAGTGCTCCAGTTTTTGCACCAAGACCAATTCCAAATGAACTAACTTTAAATGAACTTCTCAACTCCGCCCAATTGGTGGAAACATAATCAGTTTTAATACCAGAAGTATCAGCATTAACTGTTATTCTAGTGCTAAAATTACCATTTCTTCCAGATCCATTCCAAACTTTCGTTACTGTAGAAAATCCTACAGCAGCTTCAAAGTAAGGTTGACCATCTACTCTTAGAGTAACCATATCATTAACACCAAAAGGAGAACCTGTTCCTTCTGGGAAATCAATATATGTGGTTGATCCAGTAGTAATTCCAACGACTCTCTGTGAAGAAGGTCGATTAAGTGTAATGGTCGCAGGCTTATCTTTAAGAACTAGATAATCGGTTGCATCTGCAGCAGGCGAAAATTCACTTTTAGAAATCGCAACATGTGCTCCTTGTAAATCTGAATCACCAACAATGGCAACTCTCAATGTATCAGACATATGTGAAATTACTCCACTTGTCCTTGCATGTCCAGCACCGACAGACACGGTTATTGATGAGCCAGTTCCTACGGGTTGATGTGCCATTTATACAAACCTTATAGTATTAAAATTCATTTACTAGTTATTTATAATTACTCTTCTTCCTCAGTTTCAACTTCAGTTTCAACTTCAGTCTCTACCTCAGTTTCTGCTTCCAATTCTGCATCAACCTCTTGTTGAGTAGGTGCATTATCAGAATTAAAAACACCAGATGCCACAGCGGGACGATATTCATCAACTCTCTGAGCTGATTTAGCGTATAAAAGATCTTTTATTTTATCGCTGACTTGTGAAGCCGAATCATCCGCAGCAATCATATCCATAAGTTCATCCATATTAATAGTGTCAAATGAGTAACTGTATACTATTTAGACACTATTTATTGCGACTGAAAATTATACTCAAGTATAATCTTATATAATGCTTCTTTCATGGCAATCA